CTTTTCTAACATCTCCTTAGCTTCGCTAATAGATCCTATGTATCCCATCTTACGATTGATCTTAGATTCTACATTCTTAGTCTTTGTTGTCTGTCTAACATAAGACTTGTAAGCCATAATCATCTCTAAGTTATCAGTCTCAGATATTGTAATTATGTCATCAAGAGATACTATAAATGTATCATCACTTGCTGTCTTTAACCAAGGTTCTACTTTAAATCCAATTGATTTACTTCTTTCTTTAATTTCAGTTACAATCAGAGGATGAAGAAGTATCAAAAAAATACTATCTTCATCACATACTGATACCTTAGTAAACACCTCTTCTCCATTTTTAAATTTTATTGTTGCATAAAATTCTTCTTCAATTCCCATTTGATTGAATTTCCTTTCTTTTTTTCCACCATAATTTAATTGATTTACTTAGGTTATTCTTGTGCTCTTCACTTCTAGGAGATGACTTTCTATTTGGATATTTTATTCCTTTATGTCCTTCACTCATATTTTTTCTTGCTTGAGTAGTGTGTTTCCTCCCAAGTTTTGCATTTCTCATTTTCTCTTTGGTTTCATCAGAATGAAATTTTCCTTTCATAGCATTACCACCAACTCCACCTTCTGACTTATTGTGAAGAATGCCTGTGTTTAAATCTTTTCTGCCAAGAATATTAATCATATAAACTTCGTGTTTAAACGCATCCTCTTCTGTAAGATTTTGTTTTAGGAAAATCCTCCTATCTTTAGGTGGTGGATTAAATACTCTATTTGATTTTGAGTGAATGCGATTTCCTCTACCCTTACCAATATAGTAAGGTGTATTGTCTTCTCTCAAATATGCGTAAGTATAATAATCGTTCATTTTCTTACTTTAAATTGATTGGTATTATTTCGTAATTAAAATTTTCTTCGTTATATGTTTTAATTCTTTCTATAAAATGGTTGAGAGTATAATTCTTAAATGATTTAAATGTTAAGTCATCTGCTACATCATATAAGACTGCCTTATTTTTATTTTTTGATTTTCTTAGGACTCTTCCAATACTTTGCAAATTTCTAATTCTTGACTTGCTTGGAGATGAAAAAATTACATTATGTAGATTTTTTATATTAACACCAGTGCTCATTGTTCCATAAGATGCAACAATCACAGCATTATTTTCTCTTTCAGTTATTTCTCTTACCTTCTCCCTTTCGTCTACACCAACTCCACCATGAATAAAGAAAACCTTTCTGTTTCCTGCATTATTATTTATCATGTCATATAAAATCTTCCCATGAGATTCTACTCTTGAAAATAAGACCAAAGTGTTTCCCTTTAAATCCAATACAAGATTTTTGATAAATTTATTTCTTCCATCATTACCAATCAAATACTGAACTTCATCTTCATAAGTTTCAAACTTTCTGCTTCCATGTTTTAGTAGTAGACAAAAAATATCAAGAGTTGATATAATACCTTTCTCCATCAATTCTGATGTTCTCGTAACTTTATATGAAGGTCCAAACAATCCCTCAAGAACCCATTTATGAGTCTGAGTTCCATCAAGTGTTCCAGTAAATCCAAAACGATATTTTGTATTATGCAACTTAGACATAATATTAATTAATGACTTACTCTTAAAAAGGTGCGCCTCGTCACCAATTACAACATCATAGTTTTCAAAAAATGACCGATCTAACTTATAAATGGATTGCCATGTAGTTACAGTGACTGGATGATTATTTTCTTTTTCTCTTCCCGCATAGATTTTATAACAATACTTATCAGCATCCCATCCATAATCATTAAAGTCATTTACCATTTGCTCTACAAGACTTGTTGTTGGGACAACAATCAAAGTTCTTAGTCCTTTTGCTTCAAAATATCTAACAATAGAATAGATCATTAAAGACTTACCTGATGCAGTTGGACTGATCAGCAACTTTCTATTATATCTTAGTGCATCATATACACATTCTATTTGATAACTTCTTGGAGAAAATGAACAAATGGAATTCATATAATCCTTAACACCTTCTAAGGATATATGCTCATTAATCTCAAACGGAAGTCCATAATACTTATTATTTACAAACTCGTAAGTATAATTATGAAGTTTAATTTTTTCTATAACTTTATCTAAGAGACCAACATAGATCTCTCCTGTATGAACAGACAGAAGTCGAATAGTTCCATCCCAATGCTTATTTCTTCTCTGTGGCATGAATTTTGCATTAGGAACTTCAAAAGTAAAATACTCTTGCAGTTCATACAAAATATGAGGTTCACATTCTAACTTGATGTAAACCTCATTCTTTTTATGAATTTTAATATCAGTCACATGGGTTCATGCTGCTACAACTATATATCACCCCAAACCAGACTGGAATCTCATATACTCTAATGAATTCTTAATTTGATAACTTCTATTTTCCACCATCTTTATAATACCTTCAAGATATTGTAATACTACATTATAATACTCAATCTTCATTGATATATTTGATATGGAGTTATCTCCTTCAATATATTTTTGTATTGTTTCTTTGTCTCTAATCTTGTATGGAAATGGATCTTCTGCATATACTTCTGCAGGAGATTTTCCTGTATAATACTTATACCTTTCTAAATTTATCTCTTTTCTTGTCTGTTCCGATTTTTTTCTTAGAAGAAAAGTTTTATTGTAAAGATCATGATATTTTGCATGAAGAATGGGAATTTTTAAAGATTCTAAGTGAAGATTGTCAATATCTATTTTAGAATCTCTTTCCCACATTTCTTGCAAAGATTCCAAATCAATTGTCATAGTCTATTTCCTTTGATGTCAGTTATATAGTAAATAGTATACTTGAAAGATACTTCTGCTGTAAAGTATTCTGTGTCAGTTTCTTGTGCATTAAAATCCAAAGAACTCAATGAATATGGAAACATGTCTTCAAATACAACTTTAAACTTTGGATTGTAGTTACTATTCAATACTACCAGAGTTCCGTCAGAATAGATATTCATCATTTTAGAATTTCTATTGTCAATAGTTGGAGGTTCATTTTGCAAATCAAATATTTCTTTTAATGATTCTGGATACCCCAATCCACGAATCCATTTTTGAATCTGCATATAATTTTCCAAATTCTCATCAACCAAAAATCTCAATCTAAAATCATCAAATTCTATTTTGTCTCCGGGAATATCTAGATCCTTTAAGTATGAAGGTTGATTTGATACTCCCAAATTGAGACCAGGAATACCTGCTTCATTGGAGAAGAAAGTAACTTTTGGTACTCTATTCAGAACAAATTTAAAACCTCCGGTAGACAAGAAGTTTCTATTTGTTATCTGATTACTCAGAGCATTACCTAATTTTGCCATTTTTTTAAATATTTAGATAAAAAAAGAGGGTCCCGAAGGACCCTCTAAATGAACCGTGTGAAATTAAATCACATGAGGTTCTTGACGGTAACACGTCTGTAGTAACGGTTAACACCCAGTTGGATGCCATTGTCAGTAACTCCGCCGCTTGCAGCGCCCGTGTTTGCGAATGGGTTGTGAACCATTCCATAACGGGTCTTAAAGCCGATCTTAGGCTGGAAGGTGTTCTCACCAACGGCACGAACCATTTGGAGAGGAACATATGGACAATAGAACAGACCTGCGTCATAAGGTGATGAACCCTTATAACCAACAACGTAGTATTGGTTAGCAGAAACGTTTGACGAATATGGATCGATATATACTCTCCACTTGCCCATCAGAACACCTGCGAAGGTGTTGCCGGTGTCATCAACGTTGAGGTTAGCGTTGAGTGCAGGGGTGTAGTCAAGTACACCTGCCATTGACAGTGCCGAAGCAACGTCAGCAGAGCACATGATTACGTTGCCCTTTCCTCTACGAGTACGCTGTGCAATTGCGTTAGCATCGCGCTCGATTTGGAACAGGAGACCCTTGAACTTCTCAACTGACCAACGACCATTGGAGTCAACGTCGAGGTCGAAAGTACCTTGAGTTGCTACGTTGGTTTGTGCGCCAGCTTCAGCAGCCTTATAGATGGTACGGATAACTTCGCGGTTGATTTCAGCAAGAATCTCAGCCGACAGAATGTTGGCGAGTTCTGCTTCTGCGTTCAGACCGTGAATTGCCTTCAGGTCCTGAGCGAGTTCGAGTGAATACTCAGCTTTCAGAGCGCGTGAACGTGCAGTAACGGTGACCTTCTCGATCGAGAATGCCATCTCGTTGAAATCAGGACCAGTTCCGTCGCCAAGTGCTTCAGAAGCAGCGGTCTCCATTCCAGTACCAACTGTATAGTTGCCCTGTACACCACTAGTATTCAGAATGTCCGGGTTTGATGAACCGAGACCAACACCAGTAGTAGAACCAATACCAGTTGCATTGAATCCACGGCTATCTGCACCCGAGAATTCAGTCTTTGCTTCGTCAAACAGTGCTTCTGCACCGTCTTGTGAAGTGTAGCGTGAACGCATCGCGAAGATCAGTCCAGTAGGACCAGTCATTGGCTGAACACCTGCCAGGTCATAAGCGACCAGGTTAGGCATTGAACGACGGATCAGTGAAATCAGAACGGGATCGAAACCTGCAACGGTTTGACCACCAGTACTGGTGTAACCACCATTACCGACGCTATAGTAGGAGATGCCTCAGTCAGGAATGAACCAGACTGATTGAAATCCTGTTGCTCTCTTAAAAATCTTTCTTGGTTCTCAAGCAGGGTAGCGGTTACAGCTCTCTTGTGTGAATCTTTGATTGCATCAAGACCCTCATAATTGAGGAGAGGTGCCCACTTTTCC